GAATCTAATTTGTTAAATTTCTCATCTAATGCTAATGAAATACTTAATAAGTTAGTTCCATCGTCTTCAATGTTCCATTCCCACATTTCTGCTTCATCTAAATAGTCACCAGATTCGATTGTCTGTTTAGCACTTTCACCTAAAATCAACATAGCTGAACTATCTGATTTAGTGTCTTTGTTAAATAAACTTTCGACGTAAACTGTAAGACCATTAACTGTTTCAGTTTGACCCTCGCTTACTATTTCTGTTAAACCATCAACATCGATAACAACTGCTGAAGAACCAACATCAATTAAAGTTAGTGTTTTTTCTTCTACTGTTACTGTATCATCGACAGTTACATAATTAGACTCTGTTCCAAGGTATGTTAACTCACCAGATTCTGCGTTTACTATTTCCATATCAATTCCTAATACTGAGATTGATAACGGTGTTTCATCGCTAATATCTGTTAGAGCAACATCATCTTCAAATGTGTAAACATATGAAACGGTGTCTCTTACTGAACCAACTAAATATGGATCAGCTCCAAATTCGTCTTCGAAATCTGCATTTCCTGAATAAGCAACGAATAAATCGTCACCTAATACCACAGACTCTTTTACTTCTATTTCTTCATCATCAAAGGTAATTTTTCCATCGTATAATACAGCTAACTCATTATCATCTAATGTTTTAGAAATACTATCACCAAGTGAATACTCCTTTGTATATTCAACAACTTCATCGGTCTCTTCTGTTTCTGTCACTTCATCTGTTGTTGCATCGTCGGTCACCTCATCGGTTACCGGTTCTGTTTCTTCGGAAGTTTCTTCTTCTTCTGAAACTTGATTTTCTACTAGTTGTGTATACTCATCAGAGTTTTTATATTCATCTATTGAGGATTCTGCTGCATTTGCGATCGCGTCACTTAGCTGATCTTCTGTGTATGTAACTTCTTGTTCTGTACATCCACTGATCATAGCCATAGCCAAAAGCAAAACAACGATTCCAACAATTGTGAATTTTGTTTTTTTTGTAGACATTTTATAGCCTCCTGTGTATTTTTGTATAGTAATAACTATACTTTGTTATTTATAAACTTTATTATTTATAAAAATTATATAATTTTAGTACAGTTTTATTGCACTACTTGTTTTCATTCTTAATAAGACATTTCCAACGATCATTACGATACTAAATATTTGTAATGCTACGCCTGAAAGTAATCCTGAATCGATTAATGCGGTTGCTACTGTTGCGATTGCAGCTAAAACATTAAACCAAAACGTCCAACTTTCCCATATCTTTTTAACTATAACTTCTTCTTTTTTTGCCATTATTATTCCTCCATCATATTACTGATTGAATTATTACAACCACAACGGATGTGAACACTGCTGTTACGACACCAGTAGTGCCGATAATTTTAGCTAATTTTAAACTATTAGTTTTAATTTCCCGTTCGTGTTCTGCAACTTTACCGTTAAGTTGTTTTAGATGTTCACCAATGTTTTTCATTTCATTCTTAATAACTGCGACATCTGTCGTCAAGTTTATTAACATATCTTTGTTTGTCATTCCACTGTTTCTCATTTTTTGCGTCTCCTATATTAAAGTACTTTTTTGTGCCCACGAATATTCGTTGTTAAACGTCCACCAGATATCTTTATATTTTTTCATATCATTGTGTGGGACTTTTTTAAATGATTTCACACTTTCATTATACCAATAACACCAATCTAATACATACCATTGATCGTCATCGGCTAAATAAATTACATATGCGTGACCGACTTGTTTCTTTTTGTTACTTGGATTCTCAACGAAACCACAACATACCTTTACCCGGTAACTCGGTACACCAGCAATCAACATCATACTAGCTAACAATAATGCACCATCTTCACAATCGCCCTTTTTAGTTTGATAAGTTTCTTCTGGTGTTTGCCAATATTCTGCCTGTTTATGAGTAACGAAATCGCCAACATATGTTAAACGTTTTTTAACGTATTTTAACATACCTAACGCGGTATCGTCGTGTGTTTGTTTTTGTTTACTTTTAGACAATTTGTCTAATATATGTGATTTGTTAAATATTAAATTTCTTACATCTGCAGTTAACTTGCTTGAAACACTGTATGTAATACTATTCTTTTTCCATTTATTATTCCAATCATTAGCAATTTTTTCTAGTTGTGTTTTACTAGTTAAAACCAGTAATTCACTGACAAGTTTACTATTTTCGCTAGACAACTTTTCAACTTCTAATAATGAATCATCATATAACTGTTGTTCTTCATCGAACACCAAATCGTAAATCGTTTGTTTTATTTTATGTATTAAGAGTTGTTTCATTTTATTTGTTACTCGTGTCTATGTTGTACACGTACCCCATGCACGAAAAACCTTCGTCTGCTGGCGTTGTCACGACTATTTTCCATGATGCACTTGTGCCAGTCGTCGAAAAATAATGTGGTCGTTCTAGTACAGAAGTCTCGAAGTCACTATCGTTCGCGCTAAGGCTAAGAGTCATGTTAGTGTATGCTGAATTAGTATACCCAGTCGTAATGTTTGGAAAAAACAATGCTGAGTATGCTGTGTCAGTGTTAACCAACGTTTGTCCAGTTACTTGTATTGTACCAGTTACTCCGCCACCTTGAACATACCGTACTTCTAACACCTGCATTGAAGCCGTTTGTGCTGCACCAACATTAGTTTGTACTCCAATAAAATATGTTGCACCAAGTCCCGACAAGTCTACTGCGCCAGACCAAGCTGACCATTCTGTTCCTGCAGTCGAAAATGAACGATAGTATGCGTTCTCTGTTGCTGCATCATAATAAATTTCGTATAATGTGTTAGAAGTTACACTTGAGAATATTGTGCTATAAGACGACGGTCCATCTGCTGCGATAATTCTTCCAGTACCGCCAGATGTTGTTACTGTCCCAACATGAATGAATACTGTACAATCTCCGTCAGTTAACTTGAAATCTGTTACTGAACCATCAGAAAATACTGTATTGTTTGCACTACCAACTGCCGGCAAAGCTTCAGAAGATATCGTTAATATTCCACCACTTACAGTAGTAGTGTTTGATCCATCTGATACAGCAGCTTGTGAATTTGTCCACAACGTTGTATCTAATGCAACGCCAGGGAATGTGTCATACAAGTTTGCAATGTATGTTACACCATAATCTGAACCGGCATTGACAGAATCTCCACTATCATAATCTTCTGAACCGTTTCTTACTAAAATTGAATATTGTCCACTTTCTTCTCTATCAGACTCTGCGTCAATTAACCATTTTAAAGCAACACCTCTAAAGTTAGATCCTATAGTATCTAAAATCCTGTCTATGTCCGCGGCATAAAATATTTCGCCGTCAGTTTTTGGTAAATCTCCAGCAGCCATTTTAAATCGTATCTCCTGTTGTATAATTATTTTTTATCATTATTTATTCTCCTATTTCGAAGTGTGGTCTTAATTCACCATTTACTTCTTTTGTCATCAAATCGTTTCTTAAATTTAATATTGAACATAATTCCCTAACCCTTCCAGCCATTTCTTGTTGATTCATTACTATAATGTGTCCAATACCATACATACTTGCAGACCATGGATAGTCTTTAGCTTCTAATTCGTTGAATACGCCAATATAACTACCAAGCTTGCAATGTAATATTTTTTTATTTTTTTCGTCGATTTCCATTTTAATATATTTGAAATGTGATTTGTACTTGTAATTCGTTAGTGCCGTCAAAATTTATTCCAACAAAACCTTCGTAATTCCACAACGTTCCACTTAACGATGCTCCGCTGCTAAATATTCCTATTTCTGATATTGATGTTCCGCTTAGATCGATAGCTGCAAAGTCTGTCGTGTAAGTAACATTTTTTTGTATTGATGAATCTGTCGATGCGAATGCATTTCTCTGATATTCGTTGTCTAATAAAACTGTAGATGGCGAAAACGCAACGCTACCACTACCCAACGCACAATACGCCGGTCTATTAACCACTGAACCAGATAACAATAAAGCTAACCCGCTTAGTCCTGAATCTACTATTCCCATTATGTTTCTCCTCCACTTACTTGAAAAGCATAACTTTTAGCAAAGCTTCCCGCCAAGTATGGTTGTGTCCCAGTAACGACTCCAAGTCGGCCGTTGTCTGGGTGTGCTAATATAAACTTACTACCGATATCCCACGTTTGTGCTGTCCATGAGCTAACGATAAAACCAAAACTACCAGTTCCCGTTTTTAATCTAGTGATGACATCAGCCGAGTTTACATCAGCTGCTTGTAATTTTTTAACATCTAAAATCAACTGTTTTAAAGTATCGACAACATCTTTCAACGTGTTGCTAACTGTTACTTTTATAACTGATTCCGAAAATACTGTAGTTGAATTGAATTGATATTTAACTGATGTCATTGTTAACACTTCGTTAGAAACATTGTGGTATGGTAAATTTACAACCGCTGTCTCTCCCGGTGTTAATAATGAAACACCTTTTAATTGCAAAGTCCCTTCCTTCTTCGGATCTTTGTTTAATGATAACTGACTTTGTACTATATCGATCGCTGTGTTAGGATCTTCTATATTATTATCTTGAATTACTTTACTACGTTTGCCATACTGTGAAATACTGGATTCATCCTGACCTTGTTTAATTATTGGTGAATTTCTATAATAGTCCATTGTTATCGTATCACCAGAAGGTGGCATGTTATCGCTAGCAACTGTTCCAGACGTAAATATAATCAATTTATCATTAAAACTTACCAAATATTGTTCAGTTGAACCAGGTACTGATACCATTTCGAAAACACCACCAGTAAAGATACTACCAGCAACATCGATTGTTGTATTGTATGGACTATATTTTAAAGTGTATTCTGAACCAGCTCCATCTGAAGTAAATATTTCTCGTATCGCCGTTAAAGTCGAACCGCCGAAAACCCAAACATCGTTATATATTTCGTTTCCAGATGTTTTGAATTTAGCATTCAACGTGTTAGTATTATTAAAAGTTAATCCGCTAGATGTCGTTTCATTTTCTTCGAAGTGTAAATCATTATCGTCATCTACATAAAATTTGAAATTAGATAATTCAGCTAATTGTTCCAAAGCATCATAGACGCTTATGTTTGAAAATGTAATTCGTTCTAATGTAGTAGTAGTTGTGTTGACATTAACTCTAGTCAAACCACCTGTAACGTATTTATCGAAAATATCTATAACAGTCAAACTAACTTCTTGAGTATTATAAACTTCGGGTTCGACTAAATTATCCATCAATCTTGACGTTCCATAATCCAAACCGCTAATAGTTAATATTTCAGTGTTTGGTTTCCCAGTATATTTAATATCTCTAATGATTGCCGTGATGATCGTCTGTGTTGGTGGAGTAACATCTTCTTCTGCTTTGATTGTTAGTTGTTCTCCAACTGTAAACTCATCATCATATATACCATCGAAATTATCGAAATCTATTGACCATGTTGATGCTGCACTAAAGTCCGATGTTTTTTTAGTTACCTTAATGTTTTTAGCATCCGGGTATTCTGTACCACCTTTATCAATTAGAGTATATATAACCATTTTAGTATGAAATCATCGTGCTAAGTTTTGATTGTAATGCTTCTGCCACTACGTCTGCGTCTAACCCGTTGACATTTTCAATTTGTACCATCACACTCATACCACTTAAATCACTCTGGTTTGGTTCTGATAATTGAAAATTGTCTGGAGATGTTTGTAAAAGTTGTTCAGTATCGCCACCTTGTAATAAATTGCCCGCTTGTTGTACCATCACACTCATACCACTTAAATCACTCTGGTTTGGTTCTAATAATTGAAAATTGTCTGGAGTTGTTTGTAAAAGTTGTTCAGTATCGCCACCTTGTAATAAATTGCCCGCTTGTTGACCAAGACCACTCATGCCGAGTGTCGCCACATTAAGACTTGTTGCTGGTATTGATTCTGAAAAAGTACCAAGAAAACTGTCAGATAACATATCGTTTATGTCTTTAATAATATCATAAACGTCTGTTAAAGCATCGGAAACGATTGCTAATGCATCTGCTAATAAAACAAATAAAGATAAAATATCTTCTAAATATCCACTTTCTATTAAAATGTTCACCATTCCCACAAAACTTTCTAGTATATTTCCAGTAAATGTTGCCATGTTAGAAAACAATGATGTAATATCGTCCTTATTATCAATCAAAAAATTAAACATTTTTTCAGTAGTTTCTTTTAATAACTCCCAATCCAACTCTTCAACAAATGTTGTAGCAGTATCAGTCACTGTTTGTAATGCCCCTGCAAATGTATCCATTAATCCAGTGAATACTTCACTTTCAGTTATTGTATTTATAAGAGTTTGAAATTTTTCAGTCAATGGGGTAATTACTGGTAATAACTCAGTAAGAATAGAATCACCAATGTCAGTCATTGCGCTTCCAATTGTATTCTTCATTTGGTTAAACAAATTTTCCGATGTCCCAGACATAATTTCGAATTGTGATTGTGCCATACCAGTCGAATCTGAAACACTTTCTATAGATGCCGCAACGTCGTCGGACGCCGCTCCTAAAAGTGGTAATACAGCTCTTAATGCTTCTTCAGAATTAAACAATTTAGCCAATGATTCTGTGTCGTCACCAACAACATCGGCCAATGATTCTAATGTTCCAACAAGACCCAATTCTTCAATTGCTGCTTGTCCAGATTCAAAGCCTAGAAATTCTAACGCCTCTTGCATTTCTTTAGTCGGCTTAATTAATTTAGTAAGTGTAGAATTTAATGCAGTTGCTGCTTGTTCGGGACTTGCCATTACTTTAGTCAATCCAGCGAAAATTCCCGCTGTTTCTTCTAATGAAACTCCCATCTCACCAGCACTAGCAGAAACTCTTGGGAATGCACTAGCCAGTTGATCCATCGTAGTTTGACCCGCAGCTACTGTTGCTGCGAATACATCAAATACTCTACCAGAATCTTCAGCCTCTATACCGAACGCAGCCATAGTTTTTGTACTTGCTTCGATAACAGAAGATAATTCAGCTGAACCACCTATAGATGCTTTAGTCGCTTCTTCTAAAAATGCAGTAGCTGTTGCAGTATCTGTAATACCAGCGGAAACAGTTTGATACAAACCAGCAGCCGCTTCTAACTCTCCACCGGCTAATCCAAATTCAGATGCTAAACTCTGTGTCGAGTTAGCTAATGCTTCCATGTCTTCATCAGTTCCGACTAGCAATGTTTCTACATTAGACATCGATGTTTCAAAACTAGCAGCACTTTTCACTGCTTCGACTCCGAATATGGTTGCTGCAACACCGACAGCGGCAAATGCAGTTCCAACAGATAATGCAGCGGTTGAAAAACTTTTCATACTCGATTCTGCTGAATTAAAAGTAGAACTAAAGTTATCGACAGCGTTGATTAAAATATTAACACTAGCAGCTCCACCAAATGCACCTAAACTTACCATTATCTTCTTCGTCCTCTTTTTCTTTTAGCTTTGTTTTTCTGTGCTGCTTTTTTCTTTTGTCTAATGTCATCGTTATGTTGTTTTATTAACACTTCGATTTCCATCATAGTTAACTGCGGTATATTAAAAAAATTATATCCTCGGACATGTAACATAGTTATTAAGTCCGACTCATTTTTTATTCTTTTTTTGATTGCACTTCTTTCATCGCTTTATTCAAAACTTCTTTTTTATTACTGTTAAATTTAGATTGTTCCCAACCAGTACTGATTGCAAAAATCGCTTTAACTATCGCATCGGCAAATTTTGGTTGCATTGATTCAATCTCTGACTCTGTATACTTTGGAGTATGACAGTGTTTTAAAATTAATTCGTCGTCTTGCGATTTAGACGTGTCTTTTGATTTACTTTCAGCTACAACTCTTTGTAACTCACCCTTTTTTAATGGTATAACCATTATGGTAGGTTTATTGCCATCGTCGACTTTTAAAGTCTCTAATACTACCTCTTGTGGTAGTAAATTATTGTTTTCGTCTCTTAAAAATAACGTGTCTGTTTTTTCTAATAATGCCATGTCTTTACCCTCCTAAAGATAAAAAAATAAAAAATAAAAAATTACCAAGCGTTGTATTGCTCAGTAGTATCTGCAACAACCACGCTCGCAGTTTGCGGAATGATTGTTATTGTTTGTTCGTTTACACCTTCAATCGGTGTTGGTGAACTCATATCGTCTAATACACAACCGCTTAAACTCATAAGCATGCTAGCACTTCCAGCTCTTGCTGTGTCGTTAACTTCGAATAATACGTTGAACTTGCTACCAGTTAAGAAATATGTGTTATACAATGTTTGTGTCCATTCAGTGGACTCATCTAATGTTAAAGACAACTCGTAATCTCGTGTTGTTGGTATTGGTAACTCGATAACTTGACTTCCATTTAGATAATGTCTAGCAACTAAGTTGTTGTTAACTGTAAGACTAACATCTTTAAGTCCATCAATTGTATTTCCTGATTCTAAGTGAACTTTGAAATCTTGCCATTTATACGGTCTACTAGTATCTTGTGTGATTGCGGTTCTTTCTCCTGATCCAGCTGTTACATTTTGTGCGATGTAATTAACTTCAACAGTAGCCATTTCTCCTTCTGCAGAACTCACAGAAAAACTGTCTACCATACAACCTACCACTGTTCTTACAAAATTATTACTACCGGGTTGTGGTCCCATGTGAGAATCTTCGATTGTAAAACTCGTAAAAGGATTCTTTGTTCCACTTGTTGCATAATTTCCGTTATCTGAATTAACTTCGCTAATCACGTGTGAATAGGGTGAAGGTGATCCAGCATCAACATTACTTCCTAAAGCAAATGCTAAAAATTTCCAATCTTGTGGATATATCGATAACGTTCCCGTTACGTCTTTTGTACTATTTTCGAATTGCGAGACATTCCTATCCCCAGTTCCTGTATATCTAATTCTTTCTTTAGTTACAGTTTCGTCAACCTCGTGGTTTTGTACCAAACCAGGCCAATGCAATGTAGTCCCTAAGGTACTTGCGTATGTTCCAGATTCATAAAAGAATCCTACATAATTTTGATCACTAATCATATATGCCATTTTTATTTTCTCCTATTATGTTATAACTTGATAATTTATATCAAAAACTTTACTTTTTATACCGTTTGCGCCGTCTTCATCAACGTTTACTGCCGAATTTATATTAAATCCCCATAGATTTTGTTCGACAGTACCTTCGCCACTATCAAATTGTTTAGTCCTCAGAGTGGTATATAACTCTTGAGCCAATTTGTCTTTTTCTTTTTCGTTTCGCCCCCAAACTCGTACCTCGACTTTCATGTTAACAAGACTTTGTTCGCTTGCTAAACCTAATCTCCTAGTCGAGAAATTGTTTTGTTTGACGGTGATATGTGGATAGTTTACATACCTAGATGGATAACCAGTTACCACAAAGCTACTATTACCACTTCTGGTCGAAGTAATCGGATCTGTTACTCCAGATGCTATTACGCTCCTTAATAATAAAATAGAGTCTTGTATAAAAGTTGCTTCGTTTACTGTCATTTTCCACCTGGAATATAAAATCGCACATGCGATAGATTGTTACATATATTAATATGATTATTACATTTATAAACCTAATTTCTAGATATATATTTATAACGCAGATTTAATCTCGTCTTCGATAAATTCTTTAACTTTAGATTCTTCTCGATTCGCGGTGTTACCAAAATGACTTCTTGCTGTAATCTTAGACGTACCAAACTCTAAATATACGGCATAATCTAATGGAGAAAAAACTTGAGCACTTAAATCATCAGATTCACTTCGTATAGAATTTTGGAACCGACCAGTGTCGACCGATTTTGGTTCTGCTCGACGACCAGCAATACTTTCGACAACTTCGCTTTCGATAAATAATGCAGCTTTAGTTATAGCAGTTTGAGTCGCCTTTAACGCTTCAGAACTAGATTTTGCTAATTTAGAAATCGCTTGACTTTCGCCCTCGATTTCAATGCTAAAAGAATTTTTAGCCATTATACTTCACCAATAAATGAACCAGCGTTTAATACTCGAATAAAACATTTGTAATATACGTCGTCTGGTCCAACACTATAAACCAAGTTACCATTATCGATAATAGAATAGTTAACAAAATTCGGTGAACCTACTCCAATCTTTGTATATCTGTCTAAATCTGTTGCTAAACTACCAGCTATATACAACTTAGAATCGTCAAATTGAATTTGACCTTGTGTTAATAACTTAAAATCTTCGCCACCAGTTGAAGACGTGACAGGGAATCGTAACCCGCTAATATAAATATCAGCGCCACTTTTAGTTAAAAATGCATCGTCATAATCTGCTCCAGAATAAGATTCTACATAGTACTTTAATCTAAGTACTTCTCCATAGTCATTAAAAATTCCAATGACATCATCTCGTAAATCTGTTCCAAAGCTCATTTTTTATTTTTAAGAATTTGCTTTAAATAGTTTTATTCTTCTACCTAAAATTCTTAATTCTTCTGACAACATTTTGTCTGCACTTATACGTGAATTAGAAATATTAGAATTTCCACCTTTAGAAATCGATAGGTCTCCTAATTTGACATTACTAACATCTGTTCCAATAACTTCTAACACGCCATAAACGTCGTACATTGTCTTGTATAAAATTGAGTTGTGATATTTTTGGTCGATACTAACACTTCCGATAGTATAACCAGTTCGTTGTTCAATATGAGAAATGGCTCTTTCTATAATACCATACATATCAGTTCCACTTATCGATATCGGTACATTGTCTATTAACTTCTGTACTTCCGCTTGAGCGCTTCCTAGATTCCATAATGTTGCCATTTTAAATTATTAAATATATTTAGCCGAAGATAGACGACCCAATATTTCCTTTTTAGTATCTCTCTCGATATTGTACTCGATGTCGATATTATTATCTACCATCCAAGCTTTGATTTCTTTTTCTTTCCAACTTAGCTCTGGTATAATAGAAAATTTTGTTTTACTTTTAACTTGTGGTTTTGTTTCTTCGATATTATCTAAATATCTACCCAGTCCAGATTCAACTAACTTTTTAGCATCATGTTCATTCAGATATTCGATTCGATGAGGTCCATGTGACCCAGTGTATTCAATTCTAACTTTTTTCATTTTATCTTCTCCTATTTTGTATGGTTTCTGCCCATGTATATGACCGACTGCTATCGTATAGCCAACCAGTTGATGTGTTTAATTCTGACGTTAAAGATTTAGCTGGATAAGCAGGATCTCTTTTTGAACTAGAGTTAGTATCAAAGTATATTACAAACCATTTTGTCGAGTTAACTACTAAATCAGTTACTGTCTTCCACACGTATTGTACAGAATCAGTTGTTGTCTCTTTATAGTATCCAAATTCTATTAAGTTTACTACTGGCGTTTCGATTGCAGTATCACTCATTAACAAACACTGTGCCTGTACATATCTAGATTCGTTTAAATTAGTTAACGTTGTGTTTTGATAATAATATGATGACCAGTTGTAAAATGATGTAACCTCGTTTTGTGATAACGATCTATTGTATATAGCAACTTCGTCGATAGTACCATTAAACTGATCGATAATGTGATCACCAGTATTAAAGTGTCTAGCTCCAATAAAAAATCCAGTGGTTGATGAAACAAATCCAGCGTGCCAAGTTTCACTATCTTCTAAATTACCATTCACATACATAAGAACATCAGTTCCATTATATGTCGCCAACACGTTATACCAACTAGTGTTGAGTATTTCAGTACGACCATTCAAAAATGTAGATCGATCTGTACCATTTCCTATTCTAAAATCTAAAAGATTATTATCCCTAATTCTAAAATAAAATCCATCGTAAGTAACATCTGGAATACCAACTGCGATGATTGATTGATACGAGTCAGACTCGGATTTTTTAATCCATGCTGATACTGTAAAATCTCCTGATATATTTAATGCAGGGTCTGTAATATTTATCATTCCATTATCTAAATCGAATGCTGACGCATTTTCGCCACTAAATACTCCGTATGTCGAATTAGGACATATCACACAAGTTCCATTAAAATTTCCTTGTTCATCTACAAATATATTGTAAGTTTCTCCAAGAGTAGCATTATTATTTAATTTATAATATGATACTAATGATGTATCTGTAATATTAGGTCTTAACAAATCCGCGTTTCGTATTCTACAACTAAAATTACTCGGTTTATATATTGTTGACGTAAATATTCTTCGATATTCTACGAAATTTACACTAGGTCCAGCATCTATGATAGACGTTGTAAAATTACCGACTGTCGCGAACAGACCAAAATCAAATATTTCTTTTACGTTTGTTGGTGATAATGTACGATTCCATAAAGCGACTTCGTCGATTGACCCGTTAATTGATACGGTCGGTGACGAAACATAAAAAACATTAGATGATTTTAATACTGTAGAACTATTTAATAACGAAGTACCAACCAATGAGCCATCGTAATAAGCCGACAAATATGTGTCATTCGTACTAACACATACATGATGCCACTTGTAATCAAAATTTGATCTGCTAGGAACACTAAATGAATATGTAGAATCTGCAGTCCCATATAAATCGTAGTCTTCATATCTAACTATATAATTTATATCTTCTGTATCATAATTATAATCAATATGTCTAAATCCATAAGCACCAGACGTGATAACTCTTGGATACATTAAGGTTGAATTACCAACGATATAAAACCATGCACAAGTTGTAACATTATAACCACCGGTTTTGTTTATTTCACTAGCCCCGACAACAGTTAAAGAATCATCATCATTATCAAAATCATATCTTTCGTGTACATGTATTATATTAGCAGATGGAGTTAAATCATAACCATTACCGCTAGTGTCTTTTGCATCCTTAGTAAATGGATAATTTGCAACTAGTCCAAAATTTAAAATATTAGTAGTGTTAAAATGTACATTTACGAACTCGATAGTGTCATCTGGTGATATGTTATATGATTCGTACAACGAATTTAAATCCGCAGTAATTGTAAATACAGTAGAATGAAATCCAGTCTTATATTGACCAGTGTTAATATCGAATTCAATTACAGATTCTGTTGATGGATCATAATATTTTATGTCGTCAACAGAGCCGATGTCATTATAATTATATATCGGTACACCACGTTGTGATAAGACAGATTGTTCTGCTGTTGATAATGATAGTTTTTCAATAGATTCTGTTGTCAATGGTTCACAAATTAACTGTACTTTATCGTTAAAAACAAATTCGCAATTATCTTCTTTTTCGTATACGTTTATAACGTAATATCCTAAAATACCCCCAGTTGGTATGATATATGTGTCTAAAATTGATTGTTCGGAAATAGAAGTTTTTTCTATATCTACCCCATCATCTAATTCGATGACAGGATCGATGTCTATATTACCATATTGTGGTTTGTAAGTATAATAAATTTTTCCGTTATATTGAGTAACGTAATTTAATTTTTCGATGTCAGTAGAGTAATCGAAAATTAACCAACCATCTTGTATTGATGTGATGTTAGTTTTCTCTTGATTGACAGAATATATAGTTCCTTCATTCGTTACATCTAACTCTGTGTTTTTGTTACGTAAATAACATTTAGAGTCTTGATCTTCGGGTGTCCAAGTAACACTGTCTTTAATACCAGACGATGTAATTACTAAACTACGTGTTAAATTTCCCTTTGAATAATAAATGTCTTGTGAGATAATATATTTGTTATCTTCTTCTTCGTAGTGTATCTCACTATATTTTGTACCACGTTGTTTATACACAGTTTTATAACGACTGTCTGACAAACAATATGGTTGCCATACACTTTCGCCGAGGTTTGAATAACCTTGTTTTATTTTTAACATTCCGTCATTAAAATATAAATCATAATCTTTACTTAATTCGTTTGGTATAGTAATTAATGCAGTGTCCTGTGTTATATATATTCCCATACCGCCAAACACGATAAGCGCAATTAATGCGTAATTAATAATATCTTCTTTTTTCATTTTATATACCTATCAACTCTGTAATATCTGCAGATTCATATGGCAATGCGTAACATTGATTGTTTACATAATCTACAACGCCTGACGCGTTTAAACATTGTCCGTATTGGTTTACTTCATAAACTCTAATCGAATTTTGGTCGACATAGACCTTATCTGATTTACTAGAGTCGTATAATTGTAGTACATCATCAGCCGACAATGTTTTATTAAGTATAATTAAACTATCAACTGTTCCGTTCATTGAATTATAAGCAGTAATATATATTTGAGTTTTGCCTAAATTTATTGCACCGTCAACAAAACCTGATGCGACTTCGTCTACACCATCATAATATATCGTTGCATTTTTGTCTGTTTTATTATAAGTTAAACAAGTAAAATGCCAATCCCTGTCTGTATAATTTCCTAAACCATAGTTACCTATCACTATATTAGAATTATTTTCTGTATCAATTCTAGCGTATATTTGATTAGTGTCGTGAATACCAGTAAAATGTAATCTAAATCGTCCTAAAGACCCGTTTCCAAGAGTAGATAATGATTCGTAATCTGTATATTCGTCTTCTTCTAATTTAGACCAAATACACATCGAGATGTTATCATTCGACAAATCTAAATCTGATACAGCAGAATGCAAATACGAGTTATACCCGTCACAATAAACACCTTTTAAAATCTTCCCATCATATACCCAATCAGTGTTAAAATCTGTCAGTGTATTATCGCCAACGATATCGTCAGTTTGACTTTCTTCGAATGGGTAATACGAAATAATATTATCTTCCATCCCAGATAAATCGTAATTTTGTGGACCAAGACCCAACTCTAAAAACTCTGTATCCCAATCGATAGTGTGATTAAATACTGGGATCGTCCAATTTCTTGGTCTATATGAATTATAAACATAAGTAATTTCTTCATCTGTCAATGATCTATTCCATATCATAAATTCGTCAACTGACCCGTTAAAATCGTTAACTTGATTACCGTTAGCTAATAAACCGCCAATTAATATTTTAGCGTTTGAATCAAAAACCTGAGTTACTGTTTGGTTTAACACTGTTGTCACATCTTCCTGTTCACCGTCTATATACATTTTAAAACTGCCATTATTAAACACGAAACCGATATGATGCCACTCGTCGTCTCCAACATCTGTTGTCGATCTAAATAGTTTTTGAGCTCCGATTGTTCCAGTTTGTTGAACTCTCATGTCTAATTTTGAAGGGACATTCCTAGAATATACCATATGCCATGAACGTTGATTGTTACCGAAATCGAAATGTGAAACTGGACTACCGCCAGACTGAGACGGTCCTTTTGTCCATGCAAATACACTTAATTGTGTTCTGTTGTAACCAGTCTCTGGATAATCGGGAATAGTAATATAATCATTTTTTCCATCCACGAGATAACAGTCTTGTATTTTACAAGCCTCATACGAACCAGAAAACTCTGTTCCGTCGTGAGTAGAAATACTATCTTCAGCGTTATTTTCTAAACGATACCATGCTGTTAAGCCATCGTAAACACTAGAAGTAGAAATAATTGGTGCTCTTTCATAATTTTCAATGCTAAATATTGTGGCGAATGTCCACGTTTCGTTTTCTAATGCATCATGAACTATTGACCACGAGGGTATAGTCGACAATCCAATGTTTCTAATCGAATCAGAAATTGGAAAGCCAGAAATTATACTAATAACTAATAAAAGCAAAATAAGTATGCTTAATAAAATACAAAAAATTTTTTTGTTAACTTGTTTCATTTTATGCAATTGTATGCTTGTAAACGACTGTCACATAAATCGTATGTGTAGTAATCCCAGCTGCACAATGCAGTCTAATAGGAACAGTGCTTAAATCTGAAAAGTTGTCAAACTCGATTCGTTTAGTACTACCTAAATTAGCATAATAAAATTGTGCTTGTAATACCCCATCACTATCCTCGTGTGCGGGATCTCTCTCGTTTGCTGTACTCGCCGTAGCTTTTCGTAGTAAAGTGAATTTTGCGTCAGCGTCTGCTGCTACTGAATATACGTATAATGCCTGAACACTCCATTTAGTATCACGGTTTAGTGTTAGTGCTTGTTCATAGTCATCTGAACCGTTATAAGCTAATGAATATGTTTCTGTAAAAAGTTGATAATCTGATTGTCCCATTGTTTGTTAATCTCCGAAATGTTTTTTGTTTAAATATATATAAAAAAATAAAAAAAAGAAAAACCCAGCTATATTTATACTGGATTTCCGTCTGCTTTCCATGCAAACAGTTTTGATGGATCTGAACTTTCTACTCCGAATGATCCAGCTTGTGTGTAAATCAAACCAAATGATGTTCCTAAAGCCCCTGATCCAGCGTTAACCGATACTATTGGTGCGTCGAAAAATGGTGTTCCGAATACTACATCTAGTTTACTTCCAGCTCCTGTTTCTCCGGTAGCTCTGAGGGTTGTAGTTTGTGTCCATGCTGTTGGACTTCCGTTGAGTGCAGTCCGTGGCATTCTGTGAACACCTGCTTCAGAAATGTTAGATCCTTGTATATCACCTGTTGAATAAACTTGAGCTCCTGAGATCATTACGTCTCCAAACACTCTACCTGCTTCTACACTTCCTGTTGCGAATACATTCAATCCTGATACATGTGTTGCTCCAATTACTGTGTCACCAGTCACGCTTGCGTTTGCGTAAACGTTGTTTCCTGATACATGTGTTGCTCCAATTACTGTGTCACCAGTCACGCTTGCGTTTGCGTAAACGTTGTTTCCTGAAACCATTACGTCTGCTACAACTTTGTCTGCTTGTACACTGCCTGCTGCGAATACATTAGTTCCGCTTATGGTTGGTGTCGTGAATGATGTTGTTGCATATATAGTTGTACCACTAATTGTTGCTGATTGCACACTAGTTGCACCATAAACATTAGTTCCGCTAATAACCGCTGTTGAGGTTACTGCTTGATTTACTTCTTCAAATCCTAATCCGTCTGTTGTCATATTGTTTTACCTCCTAAAATAAAAACTAAAAATCAAAACCCCAATTAAGAGGTTGTGATTTTTGCAATTGCATTTGTTCTTACTGCTTTTGCAGTAATTCTTTGTGTAATTGCTGCGCCTTTACTATCTAATAAAGGTAAATCGAAATTCTCAACAGTTAAAGGTCTTTTTTCTCCAATTACGTATGCAAATTCTCTGTCAAATACGTATGATGATGTTGTTGTCATACCAGCATTTGTTGAAACTTTATATACTTTCATACCGTAAATGTTTCCAATAAAACCTCTTGATAACATGTCGTTACTTCCAGATTTATCCACTTCTGTAAATGTGTCAATGTTTCTAATATCGTTAGCAACTTCCATTCCTAAAGCAAATGTTGTAGGATTAAAGTCGTTATCTTCTAAATATTGCATTGCTCTTGTGATGTTTGCAATAGTAATTGCAGCTCCACCACCAATTGTATTTGCAGCTGTGTCTAATTGTGTAACAATTAGTGAGTTTTCGTTTTCAGCTAATCTTTTTCCAGCAACTCTAATGTTGTGCTGTAATAAATTAAATTGTGCGTCTTCTAATAAATCTTTAGTGATTCTAATTGAAACACCGTATTTTGCAGGTCTAATATTTATATTGGTGTAATCAACTTCATCCATTTCGATTTCGTTGTACTCTCCAAGTTGTCTAACCTGTAAACTATCTGGTGTTGCCAAGTTTAAATCCAAACTTGAAGCTGTAATCTGTGATGGACCTAAATACATCATTGCTTCACTTCGTGGAATTAAAGCTTTCTCGGTTTCCTCGATCAACATTGCGTGGATCTTCTTAGGAATCAACAGTGAACCCTCTGTACCTTTTGCAGTACTTAAAAATTCTTTAACATATTGAAATTCTGTCATTTTTTTCTATTCTCCTTTTAATAAGCCCCGATAGTTACTACTGTGTAACCTTCAGAACCTGCACTTGTTACAGCTCTTCCGATCGGTACGTTTCCGCCTGACCATGCTGCTGCGTCAATGTCTGCAACCCCATCAGTTCCGTTTGTAACTACTGGTTGCCCTGCTGTTGTGTCTCCGTATGCTCCTACGATACAATCTCCAGCCCTATGTACTACTACTAATGCTCCGCTTGCTGCGTTATGCATTGCGATTCCAGTGAATGCTCCACCGCTTGCACTTACTGCAAATTCGATGTCTGATCTTACTAAACTAGTAGCTCCTGAAATGTTTACTTTACCTGTTGCGCCTGAGCAATATACGAATTGTCCGCCTGAAATTACTTCTCTTGCAATTCCACCTAGGGTTCGTGGTACTCCGCCGTCTAATACAGGTTCATATTGTGTTGTGAATGCCATTTTTTAATCCTCCATTAATAGCTACCGCTCTGGTTTGGCATTTTCCAAAATGAGTATTTCCCATTTGCCATTTTTTCCATACAGTAACCGTTAAAATCTTCACCAACTTCTGCTGTTTCAACTACACTCTTAGTGACTGTTTCTTCAGCTTTCTCGTCTTCTTTTGTTTCTTTTTCTGCTTCCTTCTCTTCAGCTTCTTCTTTAACAGCTTTTAATTCTGCTAATTCAGCTTTCAGTGGAGCAATTTTGTCTTCTAAAACTTGAGCAATTGATTCTGTTAACTTACTCATGTCAAAAGCTTCTTGCTTAGTTTCTACAACTGTTTCAGTTTCAGTATTTTCTGCAACTGTTTCAGTTTTTACTACTTTTTCTTCTGTCATTTTACTCTCCTCCGAATAATTTTCGTTTAATTCTAATTCAACGTTTTCTGCACCGGATTTTAACGCTTTCGCGTGTGCTTCTAGGTGTGTTCGTGATGCAGTTTTTTGTGTTGATGTCAAATCAGTTTGGTCTAATCTAGCCAAAGCAATTTTCAACTGTGGTAAGTCCACTGTTGTATGCTCCATACCAGATTTTACACCAGTTCCATGATGTGGTAATTTTCTCAAACTTATGAGAACTGTTTTCCCGTCGTCATCCTTTTTACCACTAGGTAATATAATTGCAAATGCCTCGTCTGGCAATTCACTAATAAACTTTGTATCCCAAAGTGCTTCTGTGTTTGAAGTTTCTTCGGTTTCAACAGTTTCTTCCTTTTCTTCTTTTGTTTCTTTTTCAGTTTCTTCTTCAGATTCAGTTTCTTTCTCCGGAGTTTCTTCGGTTTCTTCTGCGTCTGCAATTTCTTCCTCAGTACCCTTTGATTCTTCTTCTGTATCTTCAGTTTTTGTTTCTGATTCTTTTTTAGGTTCTTCTGTTTTAACTTCTGATTCTTCTTTAGGATCTTCTTCTTTTTCTTTAACTTTAAAATCTCCAACACTTTCTAATATTGGTTGAATTCGTCGTTTATCGCTTTCAGTTTTAAATTTGTCCATCTGTTTCAATGTTTGTTTCATAGATGTTCCATTTACCCCTGGTGTTGGTGTTGTGCTAAGTTCCATGTAATGAATCCCCTTCGCTATAACGAAATCAGAATCCTCACTCTCCTTTACTAACTTATCCACCATAGCACCGATACTAACTTCTTTGATCCGACCGTCAGATATTCGTTCAGTAATCTGACTTCCGTCCTCTTTTACCCAGCCACTATACGATAAACCAACACCGTTTTCGTCAACGACGAAAGAAGCTTCTAAAGTTCTGCCAATAACATTATCGGTCTTTGAAATATGATCTTTTAAAATTGGTTTGTCTGACAACTCAGCTGCCGTCAATTTAATTTCTTCTTCGGAATACATTATTCCGTTTTTACTAAGACCTGGTCTTAGTGCAATACCTTCAACATGAATAACTCTTTCTTCTATCATTTTAGTTATCCTCTGTTACCTGTATATACGTTGTAAAAATTACTGGAACGTGTTCTGCTACTATTATCATTCCATCTTCATCAAGCTTAACTTCTTTCTTTTTTTCGAGTTGTAAGTCTTCGTTGATAATATCAGTTGTTTTGTCTGCTTCTTGTTTTAAATCTGTCATTTTAGAATCCTCCGAGTTGCCTTTTTAATATTATTTATTTTTTAGACGTTATAAAAATTATATATATAATATAGTTAAATATGATTTATAAATGTAATTTCTAGATATATATTTAATCCTCAGATTCTATATACCTTAAAGTTATTTTAACTAAATTATGTGGTGATGTTCTTACTTCAATTAGTAAGATGTCGAACAAACACATTTCTGCGACACTATGTAAATACACTTCTTCGTCATTCCCAGTAAACGCTTTTTTCCTAATATTATATTCCCTAGTTCCTAAAATTGATTTGTGATCGAAAACTCGAATTCCTTTCGTGGTCTCTATTAATATATTAGCAGACTTGTCTGTTTCCACGATTACACTTTTTAATATTCCACGAATAAGTGGTGTGTCTATGAATACTTCGCCAATGTCTCCGCCGTTTGCTCTTACTTCTAATTGTTGTATTTTCATTTTTTAATTTTTATTAGTATGTTCATACCACTCTCCACAGTATGTTACAATATTATCATCATCTGCTGATGCGATCTCAAATCTATATGTCGTTCCAGATTTCAAAATGATCTCACGGTTTCTGTTCACAATTCCTTGACTGGATGCCTTTGAAGGCGTTGCTCCAGCTAGTCCATTACTCTGAGAATAAATTATTGTTCCAGGTACTGTTACAGATGGATTCATAGCTAAAGTTGCAGCACTTGTATTAGAACTATTACGATTATTATTAAAAGGAGATACAGTTACACCACCACTAACGGTAGCATCTTCATATATTATCATTTCAGTTTGTGACGTACCTTCTATTTCAAACGTCATATGTAACCATTTTGCTGTATTTGGAGTTGACACCGAAAAATCGGCCGATACTCCACTGTCTAATGTTTCGAAACTACATACATAATAATGATCACCACTATGAATTTCTTTATGCTCATATTCAATTGTTGTTAATGCATGTGTAACACCATCCATGCTTACGGGTCTAACAGTAGAATCATTAATTCGCGAATATAAAGTACTCGCTGTTATTAAACCGTATTTTTCATCTATATTATCAGTTGTACCTGAAATGAATTGTGCATCTATAATATTCCCTACAGCGTCAACTACTTGGGTTTTTTGCGAGCCATCTGTTTGATTCGTATCAGTTGATAATCCACTTTTGTTTATATCTACAGTATTAGTAACCGCGACTGAACCTAACATATCTACTGTATTAGTAACAACCACTGAGCCTGTCATATCAACAATATTAGTGACAGATACTGAGCCTATCATGTCGACGACGTTGGTCACGGCAACAGAGCCCAAAATGTCTACTGTATTAGTAATAACCGCAGAACCTAAAACATCCACTGTATTAGTAACTGCAACAGAACCTAAAATATCTACAGTGTTAGTAACCGCAACTGAGCCAACAACGTGAACCGAACCTAAAATAGGAACCCCGCCACTGGCAATGTTTACAAATCCAGCATTTATCGCGTTGTCGAATATTTCGTTACCAGCACCGTTATAATTTACAATACCAAAATAACTTCCGGCTGTTAATTTTAATCTATCCCAGCTGACACCGTTGTAACCCATCAATCTAGAATTTGTATATAAACCAGTAATAGAATTAACTCGAGAATCTTGACCACCATCAGTAACGCCGGTATCTTCGCTGCCATTGGTAAGAATAACTCGTCCGATTATAGCACTACCGGCGTGAAGACCACTAACATTAACAACTCCGACCGCGGTTAAACCAGACTCGTACTCGATGAACTTGTTCATCTCTCGATCTTTCTCTGCTGGACTAAATACCATTAATCACAACCCCCGTTTACATCTTCGATAAATTCTAAATGTTGTCGTTGTCTGTGAGTTCCTTTTCTTGCACCACGTGGACTTCGATCTTCTTCAGTCTCACCATCACAAATATAAGCCTCAGAATACATTAAATCGTTTTGAATACCAGCAACTTTTAGCTGAGAAGGTCCCACTGTTCCAGAACCCGTATAATCTGTCCAATCTCCGATAGCGACCACATCTTCTTGGTCTAATGTTGGGTTTCCGCTGTGACATTGGTGACTAACATCTGAAACACCGATAGGCACTGCATATTTTTTTCGACACCTGGGGCAAATTCTAATCGTCATTTTTTGCTAAGACCTTCGATAATCGGGACGAATCTACATCGACACTGTGGGTGAATTGGAAGTACACCACTAGCATCTTTAATCTCGTAAACCATTCCATTCATTGGCCCGCAAATATCACACGTTCTTTCAGACAATGCTGACACCCATCGAACTTTTTCTACGTCTCTTTTTTCATAAACTTTTAAAGCACCGTTGTTGCTCAATCGAACAACTTCAGTCCTTGCAATCATAATTGGTCTAAACTTTTTAGACAACTGTGTTTTAGGGTTTCCATCTGCATCTAAATCTAAATCGCCTTCTTTATTCATCTTTAACAAATCTGCCGGTTTAACTTCTCGTTCGATTTGTTTAGCAATTTCGTTCATTGACCAGTTGTTAGTAATACCATCATTTAAAACTACTCTCAATGAATCAATTTGTACAGTTGATAATTTTCCAGCACTTGCTTCGATTAAATTTTTCGCCCTAACCAAATCAAACCCGTCCTTTTTAATTGAATCTAAAATTTCTTCAGTATAATCTAAATAATTGAAATTTACAAACTCGGAAATCGTGAAATCTTTTGCATCATCAAACTGGTCAAAAGCTCCACCCTCGTGAACATGACATCCACATAATTGTTCTTGTCGAACCTGTGTCGGTACGATAGGTTGTCGTTCTTCTTGTTCTCTGGCCCTTTCTTCTTCTGGAGCTTCTTCAAAACTTACACCTATTAACTCACCCACAACTTTTTCAATCTCGATTCTTAATCTAAGATCTAAATCAGTTATTTTTAAAATTTCTACTAACCTAGTTAATCTAGCATTCTTTTCTGACGTTGATGGTAATCCCCAAACAAACTCTGCGTCTGCATCAGCAAAACCGTTAACTTCTAATATTTGTTTAAATATTTGTTCTTCGATAACTTTTTCTAATTCTTCTTGTAAACTTGAAACTCGTCTTTCGAATGCATCTAATTGTACATCGGCTAAACCTTCCGATACGTTACCATCACCCAATAAAACTTCGGGTACTTGCACTGTAGTGAAAAACATTCTCCAGTTGTCTGCTAACACCGGTTCAAACTTTTCTGATATTTTACCGTAATCGATAACGCTTAACTCAACAAATGGACCAGTTGCGAACTCGGTCTTGTTGTTCATATATTCTAATTCTTGGCCAAACGTGTTAACATCGTCTTCAGTCGGCTCAATAGGGTCTCCATCTGCTCCCTTTCCACCCAACTTCGCCCATAATGGAGAATTTGCTTTTCGTTTTATCAACGTAAACATATCTTTTCTTGTACTGAGAATGTTATCAACGATAGGAAGTGTACAATTTACAATACCTTGTCCGTATGGACTAGTACCAACCCTGTTAATATCAAATACAGCGACTTCAGCAACATCAAATTTAATTGGATCTTCTTGTTTAGTTCCGATCACCTGACAATATCCAACTACCTTACCTTTATTATCTTGTCTAATAAAAAACGTAGTCGGTTCAATAATCTTATATTCTTTTACGTCGCCCTCTTTATTTTTACCAATTTCTAAACCCACTGTGCCCGTAATTAAGGCTGTTGTGATAACGTTGTCTAACACAGAATGAAATTGTGTGTCTTTCATATGTTTGTTAAGAAGGGCTGAAACACGTTCGTCTTTTGAGGTGACATGAAAACCTGGACCCAGAATAAAATCTGTGTATTTATCAACAACAGCCTTAATAGGACCGAAAGATTTGTATAAAGCGAGAACTTGATCGTAATCAAACGGATGTTCACGAAGATCTTTACATTTTTTTGATGCTTGAGTAAAAGGAGTTTCGACTTCGTTTAATTGAGATTTAAACTCTTCTTCAACAATCTGTTTGTCTCGTTCTTTTTTGTTATAAATTATTTTGTATCTGCTTTTGTTTGTAACCGGAATTGCAGTTTTCCGCGTTTTAGAATCTCTAGATATTATATTAGAGAGAAATGATTTGTTTTTAGCCATCGTAAGAACCTCAAAATTCAGTATATATTATATTAGTAAAAACAATTTATAAATGTAATTTCTAGATATATATTTATAATTGCACAAATAGCATAAAATCACACTTTTTCATAGAATAATACAATCGACGACCGAATTTACCTTATTGCAAATCTACCAGAACTAGACTTTCGCCGTTCTTTCATTTTGGTAATACCCAAACAAGCTAATGCTAATGAATCACAAAAATCGTCGTGATAACCAGCACCTTCAGGGTGGTGACATTTCCATATGTCTCCCTTGACCTCAACCTGGAAATCCATCATCTGTCTAATGAACCTTTCTTTTTCGGGACTTTGTTTTTTTGGTATTTTTAATTTTGGTTCTTCGATAACTTCACCTTTAAAAATCACTGGGTGTAATAACGAGTGTAAACTTTTAAACATAAAATCTTTACCTTGTGAACTCATATTATATCCGATAATCTGAACCGGTAATCCCTTGCATCGTTGTCTAAGCATACTAACTCCCATGTCTTGGTTTCCAGTACTATCACACCAGATTTTACGCAATGAACCGTTGTATTTATTGTTGATAATATCATAAATCTCTTCTACCTGAGACGCATAATCAACACCGCTGATTTCTTTCCACATGATTATTCGACCATCTGCGTCAATAACCGTGAACACTGTTGAATCGTATTGTTTACCCCAATCAATCCCGCCATATAGTTCATAAGCTCTACCATAAGTATCGAACACTTCATACTCAGTCTCTAAATCTATCAATTTCTTATATTCGATAAACTGTCCCTTACCCAATACCCAGATTAGCTTGTATTGAACCTTGTACGCATCCGAATCTTCACTAAGGTTAAGCTCTCGCAATTCCTTATCGATAGACTTTTGATAATTCTGATAAATAGTATCACCAGTTTTTTTGAACATTTCATCTCGTTCTTTGATTGTAACATCTACTGGAGAAACAACTTTAAAATCTTCGGGCAATGTTTCTAACATCTCCCAGAATCTACAACGCTTATAACCAGCAGTCCCGATATACAATTTGGTCGCACGTGTGTGCATACCCATGGGTGCGATAGTGTTATCAATAACATCGTCTAACAACTTTTGTGCTTCTTCTAAAATTATTAAATTCAGCGTTTTAGATTCTGTATTAGAAGTTGATGATGCTGAGAAGCAATAAATCTGTATTGGAATATGCCCAGGTGTTTCTAATAACAATGAATTACCGTTTGCTTCGGATACTTTAAACCCATAACCTTGTTCCATTAAATCTTTCAAGTAACGTTTAATTCTATCGAAATCTGTTTTACTCTGTTGATACTGTGGAGCAAAAATTCCAATATTAAAAAATCCGGTGTTGGGTAAATTAAACTTCTTAACTATCACCGAATAAAACATCGCAATATAAAGTACAGATATGACAAGAGATTCTGTCTTGCCACTCTGTCGGCTGAACTCTGCCGCTAGTGTCCAACCCTCGTTATTTACTACACTCTCGATTAGCTTATTTGAAAATCGCTGCTGTGATCTAAACAAACGTTTACCGAAATGTGTAAAACTGAATGCGTCTCTTGTCTTAAAAATCTTTTTTAATTGTTCTTCGTCTAATTTTGTGTTCTTATCTATTACTATTTCTGTCATCTTCTACATACCAACCTTTCCAAATTGCCGATATAGATGTAATCTCTATTTTTTACTCTCTAAACTTAACGTTTCATCAAAAACAATCCTGTCTTTAAACTCCGCTCGTTTACCCACATTCCAGTTTTGTATCGGTCTAATATAACCCACCACTCGACTAAATATTTCGCATTTAGTTCGTTTTAATTTTACTTCTTCCATTTTATCTTTGCCTCCCGATATATTTCCAATCGTAACTTAATCCATTATAAATTACGAGCTTTCTAACAATCCTGTGTGGTTCAACGTCGAACATCTGTTCTAAGAATCGTCGACCTTGCATAAGTTGTCGTTTTGCTTTACTTGAATCATGGCCATTAGCCTTCAGCTCGACCACTAAATATTTATCAGTGTAAAAGTATGCTATCAAATCCGGCATACTGTATTGTTGAATTTTACCATCAGGGTGCCATATCGGCTCTTTAATCACCCACGCCAAGTCTTCTCGACTTTCCCCTATCAGATGTACATGATGACACAGATAGTCCAACGATCGTTCGTGTGATGCTCTTCCTCGTTTAGTCATACGGTTTCACCATTCTTAACACATACTGCTCAGCCATGCAATAAGGCATCATACGTCCCAATCCAGCCACCCGTTGTAATGGACAATATAGTTTACCTCCACACATAACTCCAACTGAATCAACCCGAAATGAACCCCGAGCGTTGCATATACATCGTCTTACCTTATCATCAAGGTTGCTGAACTCGTTATCTGTTAATCCTAATTGTCTATGCTTGATTTTTAATCAATCTCCTTCTCAACTAAGAAGTCTAAATAAGCTTCCTGTTGCATTACCTCTCGTTCGATAGCTCTACTCGATACAGTAATGATTGGAACTTGACTAATTGTGTTGGTAATATCTGGGTCTAACTCCATCCTCATACTAAAATATGGTGTTAAAACTGGGTCGCCTTCAACATCTTTGTGATCTTGTCGATAAGCTAAACACTTAACGACTGCACGTTCGTAACGTTGTCCCGTTGGGTCGGTTTTTGGTAACATTTCGTAACCAACGATGTGTAACTGATACTCTAAGGTTCCCAGACCGTGTTGTCTCGCTAAATATAACCCGTTCTCTCCCTCTGTCTCTAAAAATTGATTCGCCTCTTCGTGTGTTAAAGCTTTCCATTCTCTAAACACCATTAATGCTAAATTACTCGTCATGTGACCAATACCTCCCGATTTCGTCATAAAAATACATGTGTAAATATGCGCGTAAGTCTGGATCTTCGACAGTCTCCAACGCGATTTCTTCGATCGTCAACTCTGATAACCTGTCCGAATCGTAATGGTGAGCTAATTCGTGAAATATTGTTATCATAAACTCACGACCTGAAGCTATCTCATACGGATTGTAAAAAATCGTTGATTGACTCGGCTCATAAAGTCCGCTTAGCCCGACTTTATAAAATCTTTTAACTTCTAATTCGGCCAAACCGTCAACGATATCATCTAAAGATAATACAAACAATTTGACCTCCGATAATATTAAAAAAAGTTTTAGAATTATATTGTGTTTGGATAGCGCACATTTTATATTTATAGTTAACCTCTTGATTTATTTAAATGTTATTTCTAAATATATATCTGAACGGTCGAATGTGTCTACACCGACTACTCTAAATTTTCCACTGGGTGCTTTTAATTCTAAGCGCGTCATTGTTCGTCCTCACTTTTTTCCGCGATCGGAACCAACGACACACTCTGCAACTCATCGCCTTCAAACGTCGGAACAATCTTAGCAGTACCATCGTCTAATTTGTGTATAGTTTCGCTAAGATGTTCAGTTGTCTGTCTAAAAGTCGCATCATATTCATGCGCATAATCAACCCCCATAACAACATCTGATTTGTCGAACTTCACCTTAAAACCGATATCTTCCGATAACTCACTCTTAATAACCCCATACAACTTCTTACAGTCCCAAAGCGCCTGTTGTATAATATTCCTAATAACTCTTTCACGAATCTCGACACCTTTATATTGGTTATTACCACCACGTCTGTTAAGTTGATTAATCGCCTTTTCCACGATATCGTCTGAGTTGCTAATAGAGTACATCGGCACTAACTTCTTTTTTACTTCTTCATCTACTAATTCTTTCTCTTTTGTTTCTTTCAAATTATATCACCTCTTTTAACTATGATTAATGACGCGGACACTTGCGGTATTGACGTGTTGATGTTTGTGATTCTTGAGCTGGTAATTCGCGATATTTGACGCACCGGCCACTTTGTTCTTTGTATGCGCAACTACCGTCTAATGAACAAATGTAAACGTTAATTCCTTCGCCGGTTATTTGGTGCAACGGGTCTTCAGATGTTCTACATGCTTCGATTCGGTCTTCGATTGTTGTCATTGTATTCTGTACCACGCAGCTTCTCCAGAGCGTTGATGATATAAGTTAGTCGATTGTTTTTGATTACATCGATGACACGTTCTCACGCTTGGTTGATATATTTCGTTATCGTTACTATTAGTAAATTTAATAACACTCGAATACACCCACTCGTGAAACCCTAACCAACATCTAACTGAACTCATCTAAACAGCTTCTCCCAAAACGTTTTCTTTCGCCGCTTCTTCGGCTTAACTTCCTCGGCATCTTCAGTTAATATAACCTCAATCAGCTCGTCTAAATTCAACATCAGCGGGTTGTGGCCGTTGTATGTCATCGCGCCTAAATTCAAAACAGCCATGTACGATTTTGGACTTGCTAAATACCTTACAACATATACACAGTTTAATAAAAAGTCGGGCCGAACGGTCACAAAATAATCGTTGGTCTCTAATGCGTTTAATCGCAATTCGTCTAAAATTTGTTCTTTTGTTAATTCCATAGTATCACCTCGGGGAAATAGCGGGACGATTATAGTCGCGCCCACGACTTTGCATGAAAATGGACCCACCAACCAGGTGAGACTATTAAAACGTAGTGAGTATGATTTGTTAGCAACTTCACTTGTTTATAAATATATACAACCATACTAGTTTATAAATATTATTATTCTATAGAATATACTTCGCTAAAATAGCTCAGATAACAATTGTTAACGGAATCCAAATGTACTAAGAAGTTAATACGACTTGTAATGCAGACAAATCCTGGTGTCTATATCTAAATGATAAAAGACCCGAAACAAAAATTATTGTGAATAAGCTGACTAAATATTTTGCGAATAACTTTTTGATGAATTTAATCATGAGGATCATCGTTTGTCATCTCTCACCCTCGCTCTTAACATCGTCCAAACACTCATCACATAGGTAACTCTTAGTCACCAAGCTGCTAACTTCCCAGTCGCAATTCTCTGCCCGGAACACGTTAACATATTGGTCAGGAGTGTGGACTGCTGCCCTTGCCCCACACACCTGACACGTTCCGTAACACTCTTTTGAAATTTTAGTAGAGTCTCCACCCAACAAATGAATAAATGCGAGTCTGTCGAAATAAGTAATCGGTACTAAGTTGCTAAGTAAAGTCGCCTCAACGAATTTCCCAGCATCTTCAAGCTCGTGTACCTTTCTAAGAATAATAAACTTAACCGCGAACATAAAGTCGCCACGGTCGCACTCTAACTGAGTTAACAATTGTTTATTGTCAACGTTTTTCATGTTAGAATGTTTAAAATCTTTGTGCAACTTACCGATAGTGTCGATGTCTTTGAAATTGATTCCTTTGATTGTTTTGTTGTCTTTCATTTTATAATTTTAATATTTTCTTTTGGTATATTGCCCCAACATAACACTTCCGAACCATCGAGGTTCTCTTCGAAGCATGTTAGTTTGCTATCGCCAGTTTCGACTTCTAGTAACACTCCACCTTCATGTAGTGTATCCCATCTATCTGGAAACTTTGTTAAGTACGAAAAACCAATACTATTAACTTTCAAACAGTCATTTAGTATTTTATTCACGTTCTCTTTAGTAGTCCAGTGGTATAACTTCATCTTTAACTCGCCATACTCTGTTGTTTTATCTTTGTTCTAACAGCGAATAACAATTCATTCACCGAACAATCTTCAACATTCTTTTTACTAATTTGTTTATTAGTTGCTCCGCCACCAAACACATCAGACCAACACTCTAAGTCAGTTGTTACTAACTCTAATGATATTCTACATGTTCGTTGTGTTGGTATTAATACCGATTTTCTTGAATCCAAATATTGACATTCTTGTATTCCATTATCCACACTCACGCTCATACTTTCGACTAAACATTTATCAGAAGTGATCTTCATATCACCAATGCTAACAACTACTGGATTATTATCACTAGTTGTAAACACATCAGTAATCATATTCATCTAGTTCTAAATTGTCAACGTCTGATTCTAGCAGCTCTTCGTGTGTCTTCTTAATAAGTCTCAATGTCTTCTCTGCATCTTTAACTCTCTTTAATGAAGTCTTGATTAAATCTACTATTAACTCTTGTGTTTCGTCTTTTAACTCATCTTGAGCTTTTCCTACTAATTCTTTTACTTTCATTTCATTTCACCTCATAAATATAATTAATTCGCAACTCTTAAATCTCTCTTCAACATATCGTTAAACATCATCGTATCATAGTGTTTATCATGACACTTTTTCGAACAAAAACCTCTAAATCCTAACCAACAGTCACATGCTAAGCAATAGTGCATCGCATTCAGTCTACCTATCCGCCGTTTAATCTTTCTTATCATATCTTCACTCCAAACAATTTCTCTAATCGTTCTAAATCATAACCATCAGCAATCAACTGATCTTTAATCCGTGGTCCGAACCTTTCCGCAAAACATTTGTCACAAACATCTAACTTCGCAGTACACGAGTCGAACTGACTTCCCCAACCGAACCCGAATAATACATGGCCAACGCCATTACATCTTATTTCTTTTGCAGTAAACGGCCTATGACAGTAATCACAAGTCGCGGAGTCTAGTGTTCTAACCATCTCAGTGTGTTTTACTTCTTTGTATGTTCTCATCTTTACCTGTTCTGCCACCATTCAATAATAGCACAAATCACGAGCGCTATTAAAGCATATACGAACGAAAATATCGCTAATACTATCACGCCCCAAATCGGCGATGTTAATACTACAGTTGATGCAAGTATTACTATTAGCCATATGTCTATCATTTCATCAACCTGCCTACTAATAATACTATTCCATATACCGCAAGTGATATCACAAGTATCGCTAATCCAACGCCAATGCTAATCCAGAACGGGCTCAACACCCACCACCAACTCCAGCCGATGTGTCCTGTTAGTTTAAGTCCAATAAATAGTACGGTTAACATGCTTGTAAAGCTTATCCCGCCCGATGTGTATGTTTCTTTAGTCATTTTGATTTTGCCTCGCGTCCGATTCTAAGTATAATAAATTATACAACGAATTAAATATTTGAGTGATATTTTGTCTTAGAATAATGCATTCGTCTACCTCTTCAGTCATTTCAATTATCTTATTACCCTTCACTGGTGTCGCGTTTGTGAATTCAACCAAATTATCAACAGCATCATATGATATCTCTGAGTATAAACCATTTCATGTTCATTCACCTACCTCAACATCAACCACACCATCATCATCGCCAAACTCTTTAAACAAATTGTCTAACACCTTCGAACTAGTCGTCTCGACCGCAACGTTCAAATTCACGCTCTTTTGAACATTCGGATAAAACTCTTTCTTGTGGTTCAACATCATGTCATGCAACATCTTCTTCTCACGCGGATCCTTAGACATCTTAGCCATGTCGTCTAACACGCTATACGACATCTTTTCTAAAACATTCCCGTTCATGACCGGCATCTTGTAAATAACTGCCTTGGCACGAGCTTCCGGGATTGTGCAAAACATATCAATGTCTTCTAACATATTTGGTTTTTTGAATGGACACTGAACACGACAATTCTTACACTTGGCTCGGCCAGACTGTACTATCATGTTTGAATCATATCGTTTTTTGGTATATGTTTTACCACCCATTGAACCGATTCGACTCTTTTCCTCTGAACTACGTTGATTCAGTGGAATAAGATTTTTAAGGCTGTTGGGATGCATTGGACTTTTGTTCATATTAATTATAAAAGCGGTGATCGCAACTAAACGTCACCGCCAACCCTTCTCAAGGAAGGAGGACAAAATGGAAAGCTTTATTCTTTCTTAACTTCGTCAGTCTTTTTGTTTTTACCTTTCAGTAATAACAAATAGTTTTCGTATTCTCCTCTAGGTACAAAAATTGTGTTCATATGTTGAACGGCGTTTCTTTCCGCGGAACTCTTACATTGGAAATTGAAATTGTGTCCAATCGGTACTACTGTCTTCTTGCCATCAACTACCATATAGTTGTTAGCTTCGGCTGTCTGCAATAAAGTAAACTTATGAAAACCGTAAAACTTTTCTAAATCAATACCTTTCGCAATCTCCATATACTTAGGATCATCTAGCCTCAAGGAATAACCATCTAATCTTGCCTGTGTCTCGGCCATGCTAATCTGTTTATAAAATTCGCCCCATGAACACGGTCTACAAAATGGAATCTTTTCCGCATTGGATTTTTGTTCTGATACTGCCACTCTCTTCTGAAACACCTTAATGTATGTTTCTTCTGTAGGATTTTGAAAATCTCTTTTCATTATTCTTCACCTCCGTCTTTTTTACTAAAAAAATAATATGCTCGTTCTAAATCATGCTCTTTAAGAAATTCTTTCATTGTCTCTAAATCGTACTCGATATTCGATACATCTACAACCTCTTTAATCGGAACACCTTTAGCTAAATGTGTTTTAAAAATAGCTAAACCAGTCTGCAACTCTTTCAACTCAACATCGTTCTGCTTCAATGCCTTCTCCAATAGTTGTCTCTTCTCTTTGATTTTTATATCTAAACCTTCATCTATAGCTAACTTATTCAGCTTCATGTCGTATTCGAGATTCTCGATCCTATCATGGTACAATGCGATAGCTTTATCGGTCATCAGTTTTTCGTCTTCGTTTAACTCTCTATATTGAGTTTTAGAATTATCTATTTCTGTCATCTTTATCACCTAATTTATTTTACTAAAAAATCTAATTACTCTGTTTGTTTGTAATTAAAATGTTTAATCGTTACTGGTCCTTCTTCATTATTTTCTAATGATTCGAACATAGCAGCTATCCTGTTGAATGCTTCGTCTCTGGAAATGTTGTATATTGTAAATGACCGAGTTTTTGCACCCTTGACCAAAGGATCTTTTATTTGAATTTGTATTCTTTTAACTTCTCTATTTCTGATTCTCAGGTTTACCTTAAATATATATAAAGTCATTCCCCTTTATAAACTTTATTATTGGAAATTATATACGTCACTAATTTTTTTATTATTCTTCATTTTTGAGCACTGGAGAGAAAGAAAACATTAAAACATTTCTAAAAATATGTGAAAAACAGATTTAAATGTTTTACTCTCTCATGGTGGGTAAAAATCAATAATAATGAAATTCCTTTATAAAGAAACGATAAATAATAAAATCTTTTTTTTTAATATTATGAATATATGGTACTTTTTCCAAAAAACCTCCCAAAATCTTTTTTAGTTAAAAACGCAAATAATGAAAATAATGAAAAAATCGGACACTCCAAAAATAGAAAAGTTTATATATGATGACAGCAGTTTAGTATATATTTAGAGTTTTTTCATTATTTCCTGAAATGGTGATGGAGTACCTAAATCTTTATAAACCTGGTGATTATGATATATCTTAAAGGTGATAAAATGAATAAATTTAAAATTGGCGATAAGGTAAAAATAACGAATCTGGGTGGTGTGTATTCTTCATACGAAGACTGGGCTAAACAATATGGTTTGTTAAACTGGCAATACTACAAAAGCCCCAAAAAATTCGAGAGAGGTTATGTCGTCGCGATTGGAAAACATTTGAGTGATTCGTGTATTATTTGCGCAGTGGAGACCCATACAGGTGTGTATATGTTTAAAGAAGATTGTTTAGAATTGTTAGACAACAAGAAATTAAAACGCGAAGAAATATTAGCATTTGCGAGAGCAATGACTACAGATTATTTTGGATTAAATCCGACAATGATATCGTTAATTAATCTGGTTGAGTGTAAACAAAGAGGTTATTATTTACAAATAAGATTACCAACATCCAACACTGATTGGACTTTGGGGGCTTTCGATGTCGTTAAAAAAATAGTCGAAAATTATCCTAAGGTGTACCCTGTGCACTATGATTCGCCAGCGTTCAATAATGACAGATATTTGTATTTATCTTTGACTGGAGTTGAATAATGAAAATAAAAATAACAATGGCTAACGACGAAAAGTTCTTTGTTGATAATGACAAATATACAGACATAGAAAAGTGGATATTTAACAACTTTAAAAACGGCGGAAAATGGTTTAGGATTCATGTTGGTTGTAGTTATGTATTGAACATAGATCAGATTGTGAAAATCGAAGGGGTAGTCGAATGAAAAAAATATTATATATTAGTCTCTTGTTAGTGTTATTATTAACTGTTAATGGTTGTGTGTTACTTACCGGTGGTTCATATGATTATTCGAAAAGATACTGCCAACCGATAATTAATAACGAACAAATTGATACTCAGTGTTATAGCGATTGGTCAACAGGTGGTGTGGTACACCTAGAAGATTGTACCGATGGTAAGAATTATTATGTAGCTGATGCCATTTGTTATGGAGATAGATATTGAACTCGAGAATCCTAATCCTATCCGACGAATTCATTCCTACCCGTGTCGAGTTATTCGATAACGGGTCGTTGTTGATACACCAGGGTAAAGATGCAGTGGCATTGGCGCCCGACGAGTTGATTGAGCTTGCTAAGTTTATTAAGGAGGAGTTAAAATGAACATGTTTGACGTCGATTGGAACAGAATATCATTTTTATCAGCCGAGATTAGAGACATCGAAGAAGAGTCGAACATCGATCTTAGCACTGAGACAATGGATTTATTAGAAAAAGTCGCGGTTCGAAAAATAATACAAATATTATCTTTGTCCAAGTTTTATAAGGAGGGATTGAAATGACACTATACACAGTAAGTTGCGATGACAAAATTTATTATTCAAAACAACAGATAAGGGACGCATATGTTGGGGTTGGTATTCGCGGCCGAGTTATAATCAGAGAATTAGAAGTAAGCCCTCACCCCCATTTCACGAAATCGTGGGAAGGATGGGGCTACATTTCAGACGCGGAATGGACTTTAATGGAGGAAGAATGAGAACGATAACATTTGAAGAGAGAAAACAATCGTCTGTGACAACTGACGATTTTTATACATTAGACGAACGAGTGAGAGAATGTGTCTTAGCCGATGGCACGATTTTGAACGGGACGCACCGTATGAGTGCGTGTTATACTAGTAAATATTGTCCATTTAAGTTAGTAAGAAGACCAAGAGATTATAACGCATGCGAACGTCAAGAGTACGTTTTTGAGGTGAAAGAATGACCGAGCTAAAAACACTCAACGACTTAAAACTAGCGTGTACGTGTAAATCGAAGTGTACTTGTAAAGAGCCTACAGTCGAGAGGATTCAATACGAGTTGGGCGTTAAATATATTAAAAGGTTGGAAAATGATATACATATAGATATAAAATATGTGGGATGGAGTCACGAACTGATAGAAGATATGAAATTAAAAATAATTACGGCTAAAGCGCAAATTGAAATACTTAAACATGTTTTTAATTTAACCGAGAAGGATTTAAAATGACTAACAACACAATATTAAAGATGGAGATAGATCTTTTAAAGTTAAAGATACTTGACGCATCTAAGAGAAAAGACGAAATCAAAGGGTGCGGAAAACGATGTGATGTCACCAGTACTACTATGTTTAATTGCGGGGAAGTTGTCGGCAGAAATTGTTATTGTTATTCTTGTGTTAGAAAAGTAGAACATATAGCAGACGAAATTTTTGAGTTTCAAAGACAACTTATCGATGTATTACAACAATTCAATGATTTATTAACGGAGGATTTGAAATGAAAACTAACTTATTATGTTGGCTACTTGGTCATAAGTTTATTATCGAACGACAAGAGTATGACAAAAAAACCAAAATAATGTGGACGAGATCTTATTTAAGCAACCACTGTTCTCGTTGTGGATTAACAAAGAAGGAGTGTAAAAAATGATATTAGAAGCGATTAAGAAATGGTGGGACAATCAACACGAACAGTGTAAATGGTGCGGTGTTAGACATAGTAATTATCATGATAAATGTAATGTTTGTTCTGATTTATATTTCTTAACAGAATCGTTGAGTTTTAAAGACGATAAACCACTTGTGAAACTTGTACAAGACGCGACAATAACTAAACAGTGTATTGCATGTGATATTATTTCGAAAAAAGATTTTGTCAAACTTCGTGATTTAATATTAGCCAGAGAATTAGCAATTAAACAATCTGACGAAATGAAAAAGAAATTGAAGTTGGCTAAGAATATTAAAGACGTGATGAAAAGGTACCAGAAATGAATCAATTTAGGTGTCCAAATTGTGTGTGTAACATAGAAAGTTTAGATGAAGAATGTTTCCTTTTAAAACATATTTATGAATGTACTAACTGCAAAAAAAGATTTGAAATACGTGAGAGTAACAAAGAATGAAACAATGCAAATGTAAAGATTGCGGAATCGAGTTCGAATACGAGTTCGAAATTTCGATTTGCGACAATTGTTTAGACAAATACAAAAAGAAAGAGAGTGTTAAAAAGGGGAGACTGTATCAACTAAACGCGGTGTATCGACCATTGGTTGAGACAATGTCGGCGAAAGGTTATTCCCGGAGAGACATTGCGATAAAATGCAAATGTACGACCCAGCTCTTGACAGAAGCAATGTCAATGTGGGATATAAATGTTAAAAGATAAAAATTGTGAACAGTGTGGTGTGCTGATTTCTTATAAGGAATGGAAAGAAATATCACTAACAGCAACTGATCGGTCGTGGAATCTTAAAAGGTTCTGTTCGCCGCTTTGTAACGGCCGACATAAACATGAAAAAAACAGACGACGAACTATCATGCCCAATCTGCGACTAATGTTGCCCGCATTAAGATGAAAAAAAAGAATAAAACCGATGTCAACGCTGATAATGATTATTGTAAAATCTTTTCTGATGCTGAACAAATAACCCGTTATCACTGCTATTTAAACACAGAGATTGAAGAAGTGCACCATTACCATGAGTTGTTAGAAACATTGCGTAAAGCACTACCGACAGATTCCGTGACTATACACATCAACAACTTCGGCGGGTATATGTACACGACACAACAAATACTTAACCGTATGAACGAATGTAATGCCCCGATAACCACGATTTTAGAAGGTACTGCACGATCCGCGGCATCTATGATATTTTTATCCGGTGATGCTTTAGAACTTCACGAAAATTCGACGTTAATGTGCCATTATTATTCCGGAGCTATTACTGGAAAGGGTAACGAAATTGAAACTCAATCTGCTTTTGACAAAAAATATATTAAACAACTGTTTAGAGATGTTTACAAAGGATTTTTGTCCAAGAGTGAATTGACACGGTTGTTCAAGGGCGAAGATTTTTGGTTTGACTCGAAACAGATAAGAACTAGGTTGAAAAAGAAAAAATGATATATTCCGACAAAACCGAAATTAAATGTGATCTGTCTAAAAAGAAAATTTTTATTTTTGACATTGACAAAACATTAGCTGAAAGTAAACAAACGATAGAATCCAAAATGTGTTTGATACTGGAAAAGTTAATGGACAAATATCCGGTAGCGTTAATTTCCGGCGGGAAAATCGAAACTTATAACGACACGTATTTGAAATTTTTAGATGTCAACGAAACGAATTTACATTTATTCCCGACTTCGGGTTCTGGTTATTATAGATACGAAGATGGAAAACAAGTTAAAGTTTATAGTAAAGAAATTCCAAGTGAAGAAAGAGAAAGAATATTAGACAGTTTCAAAAAGATGTTACAGATAGTTGACTATAAATTTCCCGAAGAATCATACGGAGAAGTTTTAGAAGATCGTGGAACACAAATAACATTTTCTGCGTTGGGACAGAAAGCGCCTTATTATTTGAAAAAGGTTTGGGACCCGAAACACGAAAAACGAATGCCTATGCAACGAATATTACAAAACATGTTGCCGAAGTATGATGTTAAGATTGGAGGGTCAACTTCTGTCGATGTGACAATGAAGGGTATTAATAAAGGTTATGGTATTAATAAAATTACTGAATACTTAGGTTACGAGATAGACGAAATGTTTTTTGTCGGCGACGATTTATCACCTGTTGGTAATGATTATCCCGTTCACTTAGAAGGTGTGGATTGTTTACATGTTAGTGATCATTTACAAACATACGACTTTTTACATTGGTTATTATATCCTACAGAATATAAAAGTTTATAAACATTAAAGAATTAAATATATTTAATTGCATGGTTTTGGAGTGGTTTTCAATTTCCACTCTAAACACTTCCTAATTAAAAGATGGTGATGATGAATATAATAGTGGACTCGCGAGAGCAAAAGCCGCTTTGGGACGAGAATTGTACAGTTGCTAAGTTAGACGCTGGCGACTATAGTATCGAAGGGTACGAGGATTGTTTTTCTATTGAACGTAAAAGCTTGGGCGATTTGTACGGAACTTTCGGTAAGGGTCATAAACGGTTTAGGCGAGAGTTAGAAAGAGCTGAGAAGTTAGAATATTTTGGGATTGTAATAGAGGGGAGTTACACCGATTGTTTACATAAGAATTTTGTAGGAGCACAATATTCCCGAATGAAGGGTAAGGTTATCACGGCTATTCTGTTTACTTTACATGTTAAGTATCGAGTACCGTTTTTCTTTGCTAAAGATAGAGAAGAGTCTCGGAAAATTATCAAAGAGTTAATGAAGGCGTTTATTAAAATGAAAGAAGAGGAAGCTAAAGATGCTGAATGAATTAAAAACATTGGAAGATTTAGAGCACGGAGAAAAATGTATGAATTGTGAAAAGATATTTAGAGTAGGTTTAATAGATGTAGAAGAATTAAGACAAAACATAATCAAGTGGATTAAAACAATCCAAGAAAAGTCTGACACACATTGGGCGAGATTAGACAAACATCATTATACTGGGTATGAAAAGATATACGGCGGGAGTCCATTTAGTTGGGAATTAGAAGGAATGAGTTTTGATGATTGGCACGAAGCTTCTGACCCACCTGCAGCAATAATGATTTTAAAACACATTTTCAATATAACTGACGAGGAACTAAAATGACTAACGAACAAAAAGTAATTTGCTACTACCACAACGACTTAGACGGGATTTGTAGCGCAGCTATTGTGCTAAAGAAATACCCAGAAGCTGAATGTATATCTTGTATGCACGATGTCACGAGATGGGACCCAGCTGAGGTTAAAGGCAGTAAGGTTTTCGTGGTCGATTTTGCATTCAAAGATATGGAAATGTTAAACAACCATTGTGATTTAACGTGGATAGATCATCATGTAAGCAACATCAGAAATAATAATAAAGACAGTTGGGAAAACAAAGATATTCCCGGTATTAGAAATTTCACAGAAGCAGGTTGTGTGTTAACTTGGTTGACATTATTCCCGGGTATAACAATTCCAAAACCAGCTTTATTAATAGGCGACCAAGATGTATGGACGCTGAAGTTTGGCGACGAAACTAAACGTTTTGTAGAAGCAGCTAATTTGTATATAAAGTCGCCAGAAGATATTAGATGGAAGAAATTGTTAGGCGGTTCGAAAGATCACAATTTAATGTTGTTTGATTGGTATATGTCTGGAAAAGTGTTAGTAAATGCCAGAGAGAACCGGATAAAAAAATTGTTTAAATGTGGCGTCGAAGGAGAATTAAATGGACATAAAACCATGTTTATAAATTCAGTGGTCGACTTTAGTTATTTAGGTGAATACTGTTATAAAACAAAATCGTACCAGATTGCGTTTATTTGGCAACATGTTAGAGATAAGATAGTGGTACATTTACGTAGTAACACTGTTGATGTTGAAAGTATTGCTAAACAGTTAGGTGGTGGTGGACATGAATCTGCGTCTGGGTTTAGTTGTACTTTAGAAAAATTACTGGAGTTGTTACCACAAAAATGAAATGTCCTCATTGTAAAAAGAAAATCAAAGAGTTAGAAAATTTAGAAGAAGAGTTAGAAATCGTGTTAGATGGTTATGACAAAATTCGACAAAACGTCGATAAAATGTTTAAGTTAATGATAGACGATTTATAAAAATTAATAATTACATTCGGCTAGAGGTCGCAAACTTAGTTTGCTTTATATACCGAGGCAAAAGGGTCACCGTCTGATCTACGGGGTTGCAACCGGCCAAAATAATGGAGGAAAACAAAAAATGAGTACAATAATATTAGTATCTGGTGGATTTGATCCTGTACACAAGGGTCATGTTAGAATGTTCAAAGGAGCTAAAAAGTTAGGCAGTATGCTTTTCGTGGCAGTCAACAGCAATGAATGGGTAAAAAAGAAAAAGGGTTATGTTTTCATGGATTGGTTAGAAAGAACCGAAATCATAGAAGAATTCGAATGTGTTGATGGAGTGTTTCATTTTCAGGACGACGATGAAGGAACCGCCAACAATGCAATTAGAAGAATTAGACAGATATACCCAGACGATGGTATTATTTTTGCAAATGGTGGAGACCGTGGTGAAGGCAACGTGCCAGAAATTGGTGTTTGTGAAGAGTTGGAAGTAGAAATGAGATGGAACGTCGGTGGACATAAAATTCAAAGCTCTTCAGAGTTAGTAAAGAAAGGTAAGGAGAACAAAAAGAAAAAATGAAATGGATTAAAAAATTTAAATCTCCAGGGTATAATTACCACTTCAATAGCAAAGATGGTTTATTCCTGAGATGGGGGAAGGATGTTAAAGACGACCCAGACTATTCACCGTTCGGACCAGAGATATTAGACATAGAAATTAGTTCTGTGTGTTCTAATGGTTGTAAGTTTTGTTATAAGTCTAATACTGCGAAAGGTAAAAACATGTCTTTGGATAAATATAAAAAGATATTTAGCAAATTCCCAGATCATGTCACTCAGATAGCGTTCGGGATAGGAGACATTGATTCTAACAAGGATTTGTGGAAGATAATGGAATATACAAGGGAAAATAAAGTTGTCCCGAATGTAACGATAAATGGGTCCAGAATGACACCGGAGTATTATGATAAGTTAGCCAATGTGTGTGGCGCAGTTGCGGTTAGTTTATACGACCATGATGTTTGTTATGACGCGGTTAAAGAACTGACTGACAGAGGAATGGACCAGATTAATATTCATTGTTTGTTGTCTAACGAAACTTACGATAAATGTATGAAAGTTTTGAAAGATAAGTTAGAAGATGGTAGGTTGGAAAAGTTAAACGCCGTTGTGTTTTTATGGTTGAAACCTAAAGGTAAGAGGAATACTCTAACACAGCTAAAGGATATGGACAAATTTAAAAAGTTGATAGATTTTGCGTTTGAAAACGAAATCGGGATTGGTTTCGACAGTTGTTCGTCGGGAAACTTTTTAGAAGCGATTAAAGACAAAGAAAATTATGAAACGATTTCTAATTATGTAGAGCCATGTGAATCGTGCTGTTTCTCATACTATTTAAATGTTGATGGAATAGGATTTCCCTGTAGTTTTAGTGAAGAAGTTGACGATTATGAAGGTATTGACATTGAAAATTGTGACAACTTTCTGGGAGACGTTTGGTTTGGGAAAGAGTCCCGGCGGTTCAGGAAAGATTTGTTAGAGACGAAATGTAATGGAAGCTGTAGAAGTTGTCCATTATACGATTTACATATTGGAGGAAAAGATGAAGATTAGACAAGGATTTGTAAGCAACTCAAGCTCAAGCAGTTTTATAATTGGTAAATGTAATCTAACAGATGACCAAATAAGTATGATATTGAACTACGAACAACATGCTGAAAAATTGGGATGCAACATCGCATGGATTGACAGCCCAAAATGGATAATTACTAATGATGGATCTATTATCGAAGGTTCAACTAGTATGGATAATTTTGACATGAATGATTTTTTAGAAAAAATAGACGTAGATTTAACGAAAATTAAATGGGGTTATTAATAATGAAAATAAGAAAAGGATTTGTAAGCAACTCAAGCTCAAGCAGTTTTATACTAAGTATGCCAAAAGACAAAAATAAAATAATATACACGATAAAGGAAGATTTATTATCTAAGGACGTAGGAACATGTGATACCGTTGATGAATTGAAAGATTGTTATACTGAAAGATATTGTATTACTGAAGAAGAAGAATGTGATAGTGACGAAGAATATTTAAAAGCTAAAAAAGAAATCGAAAATGGTAATAAGATAGTTATTGTATCTGTTTCAAATGAAGACTGTGACAGTATAAGTCAACACATTCACGAACAAGGGTTAGACAAAGAACAATTACCAAAAGATGTAAAATTTATTGGAGGAGATTAAAATGAAAATAAGAAAAGGATTTGTAAGTAACTCGAGCAGTTCGAGTTTTGTTGTTATCGGTGCATTATTTGATTCATGCGAAGTTGATGAATTATGTGAAAAAATCAGGAAAGAACATGAGGATTTAGAGATTCCGCCTTGCAGGCTCCATCCAAATTTTTGCTTCGCAAAAACTTCTCTAAATCCTTGTTATAC